AATTTTCGCACCAGGTAAGCTGCAAGGTTTTCCCCGACAAAGATATCGGCAGGCATGGCTTTGCCAGTGATCAGCCCGCGCATTTCATGTTCAGTGATATTCATTCTCTTACCCCTTATGCCGCTGTAAGGCTCAATGCCGCGGCGAAAATAGTCAGATTGCAGGCAGCAAAAAACCGCCCGAAGGCGGCTGTTTATAAGGAATTAAACGGGATTAAATTCCCATCCGGTACTCTTCGTACGAACGAGGTTTAGAGTCACCTTCTTTACGATAAGCAAGGAGTTCATTCTGCCGATCCGTAACATACCCCAGTGTTTCAGTAAGCTGACGTCGCAGAGTAGTAGGCATTTGAGGAATGCTTTTATCGCTCAGTCCATTCTCGATTTTATTCATAATTTCGAGAGCCAGGCCAATCTGCTCAGCATCCCTCAAAATATTAACGCGGTAACCCTCACGGGTCTCTTGCTCGCCTTCCAACTGGCGCGTCAGTTTATCGACTTGGCTGGCATAAGCGTCCAGTTGAGCCTGCACATCAGCCGGGATTTCACCTGTTTTTTCAGCCAGCGCTTTAAGAGCATTGATGTTATCGATCGCCTGTTGCGCCAGTTCAGTTGCAGTAGTCATATTTGGCATCCTTTGAAAAATTTTAAACCAGAAAATTTAATGAGGTTAAAAAGGCCGATCAAAATCGGCCTGAAAAGTGTCCGTTAACTGTTACGGGTGTTCGTACTGCTGAAAAGTACGCGGTACCGGGTCGCCGGGCTTACGGTACTGGGCGTTGTCGTCTTTGCGGCTTTTCAGATACATCAGGGTCTGCTTAGCCTGATACTGATCGGCTGGAGACAGGGAGCCAGCCGTACCTGCGTTAATCGCCGCTACAACGTTGGTCAGAATTTCGATACCCCAGCCGACGGCTTCGGTGGTGTCCAGAATTGCAGAGCGATACAGGGTGTTCTGGTCTTGCAGATCTTCAAATTCCTGGTCGGTATATTCCATGGTAAATCCTCTTTCAGTTGAGTGAGTTAGGCCGTGAATTCACTCAGCCACCTTACGCGCACAGCCTGATAAAGAACAGCAAAATACTGTTTATATGTACAGTATATTTGTGTCATAAATTTGGCTTAGCGCCACTTCTGCATTTGCTGCGCTCTTCCAGAAAACGTATCCGGCTGCGACTGGCACGCTGGCGAACGGATTCGTAGGAGCGGTTTAGTTGCCGGGCTATAAGTTTGGGTGGGATGGTTGCTGCGAGTTCTTTCAGAAGGCCTATCTCATCGGGGGACCAGCGACGGCCAAGAGTTAACTGATTGCCGCGACGCCGGTATTCAGGTGATTCCATGTTGTCTCCTGTTATTTGCTGAGTGCCTCTTCGATTTCTGCTTTACGAAGCAGATAAACATCGGTGGCCTTTTCCAGCGTTTCAGCCTCGCTTGCCAGCATGCGCGCCGCGTACTTATAGCAGCGGTCAAGCCCTGCAACGTTTTCAGCCTCAGCGGCTGCAGCGGTGAAATCGGCAAGCAGTTCATCCGGCGTGCGCACTGCTGCACTGGTGTTCGTCGCCGGGTTAATTTCGCGCTCAGGCTGCTGCGTTTCAGGTTTGCTGTTAATCAGGTTGTTCAGGTCAGCGCGGCTGCGTGCCGGGGTGACATCGCGTTCTGCTCGCTGCGCCGGTTCAAACTCATCCGGGGTATAAACACCGAGAATCACGTCCGGGCAGTAGAGGCGCGCCCAGTATTTAACAGCCAGATATGCCAGTTGCTGCTTTGGTGCTGTCTTCCACAACGGGGAATTGCGAGTGGTGACATACTCCATGTAAAGCGGCTCACCCCACGTGATTTCTGTTTCACCTCGCAGCACTGCGCCGACGCGTACAGACAGGCCGCGCTCATTCGAAGCATTTGCCGCGCCAGGCTTAAACTTCACCCAGTCACCGCCGTATTCGTATTTGAATCGCCCCTGAACGGCGGTTGAACTCGTTATTACTGCGTTGACCAGCTGAGCCTCATAACCCAGCGTTCCGTTTACCAGGTGCGTTTTCTGCGCCACCGCGTAAGGGTTCATTCCCCACTGCGCTGCCTGTAAAGCGATCGCAAGACAGTCAGCTGGCTTACCGGATAGATGAGCAGGCACTGTAGCTTTGCCCTGTGCCATGACTTCCGCAAACGCCTGGAGCTTCTGCAGGCCGCTCGGGCTGAAGATTGCCGCCTTGGTGTCAGCCTCATTAACTGGCGCGGTGATGATATCGTTGCTCATGCGTAATCCTTTCTCTTGGCCCAGTCCGGGCGTGTAATTTCTTCGATGCCGCCCCAGTTACCGGACAGCATGCATTCGTGATAGGTATCGAGGTTGCTGCGGAACAGGTCATAGCCCACGGCAACATCGTCCCCCTGCAGCTGGAAGGTACGCACCGGGTACCGGCCACAGTCGATCGCCTCACTGACTGCGATGAAAACGAAAAGCGGATATTCACCGAAGTGCTTGCTGAAGCCCTCGCGGTAATAGGCGTCCTGAACGTGATAGCGGAACTCTTCAACGTGCCGGGAGAAGCGCGACATATCCGCTACTTTCTTCACGTCGACGATGACGGGCTGGCCCGACAGGAACTTGTCAGGGCGGATCCGGCAAAGTTCTCCGGTCTGTTCGTCGTTCCAGTAGATTGAAGCTTCCTGATGACCTTCAGCTTCAAGCAGCCACCGGGCGGCTGGATGGGCGAGGGCGCTGGCGCGCATCAGCTGCAGCTTTCGACCCTGCTCAGCATCCATTACTGTCATGCCACTGTTTGCACAATCTTTCAGGAACTGCCTTTCATCCTCCTTGCCGGCTGTAGTGCGGCGGTTGAACTCAGGAGCAACGATGAAACGCCTGTCAAACTCCTCCGGTTCCAGCAGCAGACAGTGCAGCGCGGTTCCCATATCGAGAGAAGCTTTCTTCTCTTCGTCTTCAGGCGCACCTTTGCGCCACTGGAATATGGCCGGGTTAAGGGCAATGTCATCCAGCTGTGATTTGCTGATGCCCGCGCCGCGGTGATAATCCTCGTTGCTGATATCGAAGTAGATTCCCGGCTGCATTACGCCGCCTCCTGATTTCCATGCTTGTTGCGGTAAATCCCGATCGCAACTTCTCGGCGCGCAACCCTCACCATCGCCTCACGTAAAAACGCCTCAGCCGCTTCGTGTTGCTTGTCATCTTCATCGAACATCTCTATGGCCGGGTAGTCATAATGTTTCGTCAGGAAGGCGCACAGGGCAGGCATTAATGGGTTTGTCTTATGCTGGTTCATGCGCGCATCAACTTCAGCGGCGATAAACTCCAGTTCGCTCTCCGGCAGGCTGTCGGCGATATTCTGCACCTCATGACGGGCCGTTCTGTTCATTCTCATTTCTTCTCTCCCATGCCAAGGCTTTTCAGCATCAGGTTGATGAAGGTGAAATCCTTCGATTTTTCCAGCATCTCGCGCTGGCGCTCTAACTCGCTCTGCTGCTTCTTATACTGCTGTGCTGCTACCGGTGCGTTCATGGCTGGCCTCTTTGATTCAGATTGTCGATAAGGTTGCGCCAGCCAGTGCGGAGGCGGCGTGTAATGGTGTCGAGCAGTGATTCGTTTAGCTGAGCAGCGCCCACGATGGCGCCGCCCGCGATGGCATAGTTCATCGTGGGTTCCTTGCTATTGGTTAGGTTGGGGTCAAAAAAATGGCCCGCGTTACGCAGGCCTGAAGGCTGAAACGATTATCTAAGGCATGCCATGTCACCCAATGGCTTATCACCGGCAATAAAAAAGGCTGCGAGTTATGCAGCCTCAGTTGTCACAAGAATTATCTTGTCGATATTGTCCATATTGATCTTGATGGCCAAAGCCTTCCAGGCCTCATCTTCATTCAGAGCTTTGATTTTGTGACTCTCGAGCTCACCGAGCCTTCGAACTGAAAATGTGTATTTGGACATATTGGATTACCTCGCTGTTACGATATCTTTTGAGTTGCGATAGCCAATAAAAAACCCGCCGAAGCGGGTTTGTTTAGATTAACTTTCTTAGGCTCTCATCAGAGCTTTTGAGATTTGATATTGCGTCCATAAGAATTAACGTGCATGTCTGGCTCCAGTGAGCGTCATCACTTACCTGCAAATTCTCGGAGCGGTTGTAAAAAGTCTCTATTTCATCTCCTAAAACATTTTGTAGCTGAACAATTGCCTTATCTATATCGCAGAGCACGGCGGCAATATCGCGTCGCCTTTTGGTATTCATTTGCATAACTCCGATGCGAAAAAAATGCATTCTACAGATAATTAATCTCACTGAAGTGCTATATGAGTGGAATGCTCGTTCCTCGCAGCTTCTGCCTGGCGTTTACAATGTGTGTTGCTTCAGGGCGAACGTGATGTAACTTACGGCCGCACAGAAGCGGCTTATCATCCTCACGCCTTTCACGCAGAGAAGGGGAGGAGAGTGCCTTCTCAATGCGGCTGATGTGCTTAACCTCAATTGCCACAACTTCTGGCTCGATGCCAAAAGCCGTGTCGATGATTGATTCGATGCGTTCACGATCCATTGCCACCGCACGACGACGAGCATGGCGGCGTGTTTTAGCGGTCTCTTTAACGGATGTGCCGTGTGCGATAACTGTCATGGTTGCCTCCTGAAGTGGTTTTGGTACTGCCGACCGATGTGCTTGATAGACAGTCCAAACCCATCTCGTTTGGTGGTTTGGCGCTTTGTCAGCGCTGCAATGTTGTTAAAGAGCGTCACCGTCCTGGTGAGTAGTGCGTCCTGCTGATGGGATTAAATTTAGCTTTATGCTAAATAAATGGCAATAGCAAAATGATAAATAATTTAAGGTTGGAGTTTAGCTAAATGATTTAGAAAGGAATTTATTTTTTGATGGAGGGTTAGCAGGCACAAAAAAGCCCGCTCAATGGCGGGCTTCTTTTGCACTGCTGGGCTCAACCTTTGAGATCGGCACCAATTTATCAGTGCTTATCTCTTTGGAGATTGGCTGTTGTTTGAGTTACTTAAGAGAAGTTTCAAATCATTAATTCCAGAATTAGTGTCTTTAAAACCAGACTCCACTTTATCTTCAAGCCTATCCATTCTGGTTGTAAGTTCTGTTTTGCTAACTTGAATATTTCCAGCAATCTCTTGCCTAGATTGGCTTACTTTATCATTTATTGTGCTGGATATGGTCCAGGTTGCACCACATCCTATGACTACAAACCCAACTATGGAAACGGATATGCCTAGCCAAAACTCAAGCCTTCCAATGTTTGAAGTGCTCATTTTACTGTCTCCCTTTGCTTGACTGGCTTGCTCTTGGTCAACAATGATGAAGCGCTCACCTTGCGAAGAAGGAATATAAGATGATGCTGGGTTTTTATTCCTACCGTATATAGAGTCGCCAGCCCTTAGTAGTTCAATTTCACCACGCTCTGGGGTATCAAAGATATTGCCCCTAAGATTCATCAACCTGACCCTCATTCTCCTTCACATACTCCCCAGAGGCCACATTCTTCTCAACCTTCTTATAGTTGAATAAATGCAGGAACCCGCAATTTTGACACTCCATAATCAAGATATCTAGGCCAGGGCTTCTGTAAAGCGTTGAGCGCTTATCCTTTGGAGCATTGAAGAAGGCTCCAGGGATGGTTGTGATGATCATATTTTCAGAATCATCACCCTGAGTAAGTTGGTCAGGAGTGAACAGCGTCCATGACTCTTCTTGACACATAGGGCATGCGTGGTCCCCTTTCAATGAATTTAAGTAAGTTACAAACTCATTAAACTTGACAGGGGTTTCCTTTTTACTCATATCAAATCCTATAAAACTACTTGATTCTATAATTCTAACACGGAGATTACATTAAAGATGTTAAATCTTTTTTCACAGCAAATGCGATTGGTTACGGGGGTTAAACCAGCCGCATCTTAGTCTCAATCGCCACGCCCAGCACCTTACAGTTCCCGTTCACCGGAACCATAGGCCACTGAGGGTTCAAACCTTTCAGGTATTTCTGGCTTCCGTCGATGATGAGCTTCTTGAATGTGGCTTCGTTATCGTCTGTCAGCTTCGCAACGACCAGGCTCCCATTCACCGCTTCACGCCCTGTATCGAACAGTACATACGTACCAGCCGGAATACTCAACCCGATCGGCGCCGTCATCGAATCGCCTTCCACCTGTAACCAGAAAGCATCTCCTTGCGTATGTGCATCTGATTCAAGCCACATATCGACATCCTTTATCGTATAGGGTTCACAGGCCTCGTCCCAAGCGCCAGCCTGAACCTTGCTTAGTACCGGGTAGCGCGCAGTCTGCTTGTAGTCTCTCGGATTTGAGACGTTAGCATCAATTCGTGGTTGATCTTCATGGATGGAATCAAGCCAGGCATTAGGCAGCTTTAGCGCCACTTCAATCTTCCTCGCCATCTTGTCCCCGATGTTCCTAACGCTATTTTCACCAAGTAGCTGACTAAATTGGGACGCACTGATGCCCAAAAGCTCTGCAAATCCAGCTTTTGTGTGGCCATCGTTCTCAAGGTGCCTCTTCAGGAGGTTGTTGAGATTGGTTTTTCTGATGCTTTTATTTTCCATGGCTTGATTCTCACACTATTTAGCAATGCGATAAATATGCATATTGCTAAATAGTGCTTGTTAGTTATTTAGCATAACGCTAAACTTAACCTTGTGATTGAACAGGAGGCACCAATGGGTAATGAACTGCTCCGCTGGCGCAAGGAATCTTCAGCTGAAGACTGGATCAGCCTTGCTGCACTAGCGAACACATCTGTTGGCTACCTCGACCAAATTGCATATGGATTCCGCCGAGCATCGCCAGGCAAAGCCCAAGCAATTGAGGAAGCCACAAATAAATTCACCGATTACCAGCCGGTGAAGAAGGAAAGCTTAGTTTTTGCACCACAGCGCGCTTCGGCAGCTTAAGCAACACCGCTCTTTACACAATCTAGCCCGCCGTCAACGCGGGGACTTCAAAGCACAAGTGACGATGCATACCGCAATGTCACGCAATCATTTACCTACAAGGAAATTATCAATTATGGAACATACAAGAAATAGCAAGTTGATCAACGAAGTAGAAACAGAATTACGCAGCCGCCTGACTCACAAAGGGCAGCGCGTTCTGGCTGATGAGGCCGGATGGCATGAATCAAAGGTAAGCCGGTTAAACCTGCGTGATATGGCGACGGTTTTTGTGCTGCTGGAAAAGGTGTGGGAAACGAGCCTGATTGCAGAAGTAGCCCGGCAAGCGGTAGCTGCTGCGATGGGAAAAGAAAAGGCCAATAGCGCTGGAACGCTAGAGGCCTGATGCGAAATGACTGGATCAATTCACAGGAGTAATTATGAGTTCTTTATTATCGCTTTACAAGGCTAAAGAGAAAAACGGCACGGAAACAACGACTAAGAAAACCTTTCTGGTACCGCTGGCTGAGCTTTACGTCGAGCCTGGCTACAACGTCCGTGAAATCGACCAGGAGCACGTCGCTGAATTCCGTGATGCATTCATTGCCGGTGAGTTCGTGCCGCCTCTGGCGGTTCAGGTTACCGAGCAGGGCATCAAGATTATCGACGGTCACCACCGGTACTACGGCGCGAAAATGGCTTCTGAATCTGGTCACGAAATACCCCGCCTTGAGTGCAAGGACTTCTCAGGTTCCGAAGCTGATCGCATCGCATTCATGGTCACCAGTTCACAGGGTAAGGCTCTGTCTCCTCTGGAACGTGCGGCGGCATATCAGCGCCTGTTGAATCAGGGCTGGACGCCTGCTGAGATTGCCAAAAAGGTTAAGCGTTCACCGGCAGATGTGGATCAGCATCTTCAGCTGCTGGAGTGTGGCGAGAGCCTGATCGCAATGGTGAAGGCGGGCGAGGTAGCCCCAACTACTGCAGTTGCGTTATCACGCGAGCATGGCCCGAAAGCAGACGCTGTTGCAAAGGCGCAAATGCAGAAGGCTAAAGCCGCAGGTAAAACCAAACTGACGCGCTCTGCTGCTATCCCTCAGTTCAGCGCATCCAAAGCACGCCGCCTGGCTGAATTATTGGTTGATGCAGAGTTCGATCGGGATGGTGGGTTCGACAGCCTGATTCTCTCTCATGGCACCACTGAGGAGATAAAGCGGATTCTCGCTGATTATCGCTCCGGCATTCCTTCTGGCGGAGGCGGCGATGAATCTTGCGCATGACAACGTATCACCAATCAGGCCCGCTCTCAGGGCCGTGGAGCAACGTGTGGCAGATACAGACGATGGATACACGCGTCTGGCAAACGAGCTGTACGAAGAGCTGATAGGGGCCAACCTGACCAGGAATCAGGCGAAGGTTGCGCATGCTGTTTGCCGGAAAACATACGGCTTCAACAAAAAGATGGATCGCATTGCTGACAGCCAGATTAGCCAGATTACCAGGCTGCCAAGGCAGAAGGTTAACAAGGCAAAAAACGAATTAATTCAGATGGGTGTTCTGGTCCGGGATGGCATGCTAATCGGTCCGAATAAGAACCTCACAGACTGGCAAATTCCACAGTGTCACCAAGATGGTGTCACTGTCACCAAATCAGTGACAAAAAGTGTCACCAAAACGGTGACAGGGTTGTCACCAAAACAGGGACACACAAAAGACACTATTACAAAAGACATGAAAGACATTAAATCTACGTCAGAGAATTCTGCCGAATCCTCCGACACCCCCCTGAAGAATCTTCCTGTGATTAGACCTGAAGCAGCCACACACTCACCGAAAGGCGATAAGTGGGGCACTGCTGATGACCTGAAGGCAGCGCAGTGGATATTCAGCAAAGTGCAGATGGTTACCCCAACAGCACAACAACCCAACTGGCCTGCCTGGGCTAACGACATCCGCCTGATGAGAGGCGCCCTTGAGGTAACGCATCACGACATTTGCGAAACCTTTAAGTGGGCCAACGCCGATCACTTCTGGCAGAGCAACATCCTCAGCCCTGCAAAACTCCGCGCCAAGTGGGACACACTTCGTGCGCAGATGAGTCAGCCAGGGCGTAACCGGCAGGCAGTGGCTCAGCAACCCGCTCAGCACTGGAACAGCCGCGAAGCCTGGGAGAATGAATTCCTATGAGAAATCTCGTATCAGCAATTCAAAATCGTGATGCAGGCGCACTGGCTCGCATTGCAGGAGATGGGCCGCGCCCGGTTGAGCGTGGAGTGCATGAAGATGTGGAGCGGCTGGTAGACGCTTTGTTTTCGAATCTTAAACAGGTATTCCCGGCGTCGGTAAGCACAGCATGGCGTAACCCGAATGATGAAGCCGCAGCAAAGCGCCAGTGGATCGCCGCGTTTGCAGAGAACGGAATTCATAACAAGCAGCAGCTATCGGCAGGCATGAAGCTGGCCCGCGCCAGTGGCTCACCGTTCCTGCCGTCGCCCGGTCAGTTTATCGATTGGTGTAAGCAGGGTGAGCACCGCGCCGCCGGGCTGCCGTCAGACGAAGAGCTGTACGACATGTTCCGCCTGTACTGTCGCGACCGTGGCATGTACGACAGCAGCGAAGAGTTCCCATGGGAAAGCCCGGCCTGTTTCCACATGGTGACAGCGGTCTACAACCAGATGCGCTCATTCAACCTGACTGATTCTGAGTGTCGCAAGCGCATAGGCAATGAGCTGCGTAAGATGTCCCGACGCATTGAGGCTGGCGAAATTATCCCGCCACCGCGCAAGCAGATTCCTCAGTTGCACATCCCGACCGGTAACGAAAAGGCGCTGGATCATCTTGCTGATATCCGTCGCCGCTTTGGGCTGAAAGGTGGTCGTCATGACTGAGATGAACTGCATCCGATTTGAGCGCCTGTACCGCAGCGTGCACGGCGATAAACACAACCTGACCCGATCACATCTTGGCTATCAGGATGCCATCGTAGACCGGGCGTTTTTCTTCTGGCTTGAGGGAAGGGAGAGTGCCGCATGACACAGGTAACTCAACTGGTAGTCCCAATACCGCTGATGCGGCAGGCTCGCAATCTGCAACTGGCAATTATCGACCTTGCTAAGAAACGCGACCTGAAGCCGGAGCAGTTCCGGGCGCACCTGAACGCTATCGACATGCTGGCGCGCGAAGCACATGACCTGATAGTCGATGCTGAGTTTGAAAAGGAAGGAGAAGGTCATGATCCACTATCACGGCGGACCAATAACGCCTGACACCTGCGCCATCAAAGCCTGGAAATCTCGACACGCATTCATCTCATTCGCCCATGCCAGTCAAATCAACCTCGCCTCTGAATACTGCCAGTCATTCGCTTTGGACAACGGTGCATTCACAGCCTGGAAGGCAGCTGGACGAAACAAAATCGACTGGAGGGATTATTACGAGTTCGTGGCTAGATGGAAAAACCATCCCGGCTTCGATTTCGCCATCATCCCTGATGTTATCGACGGCGGAGAAGCAGAGAACGAAGCATTGCTTGATGAATGGCCACACGGTGATTTCTATGGTGTACCGGTATGGCACATGAACGAGAGCGATGATCGATTCATCCGGCTTTGCAACGAGTATCCGCGCGTGGCAATCGGGAGTTGCGGAGAATATGACGTTAAGCGTCCGAATCTTGCTGTGGCGCGTATGAAGGACCTGATTCGGCACGTTACAGACCATTACGGCCAGCCCATCGCCAAGCTTCACGGCCTGCGCATGCTTAACCCACTTATCTTCACCAAACTACCGCTGGCGAGCGCTGACAGCACTAACGTTGCCAGAAACATTGGTATCGATAAGGCATGGTCAGGAGCGTACGCTCCTGCATCAAAAGAAACCCGCGCTGCATTGATGGTCGAACGTATCGAGTCACACAACAGCCCCGGCTCACTGCATTACTGCGAGCAACGGGACCGGTTCAACATGCAGCTGCAGTTGGCTGTATAGGAGGACGCATGAATAACGTAATCCCTCTCAGACCTAAGCACCACCCCCTCAAAGACTCACACTCAGCGATACTGACAGTCCTCAAGATGCTTCGTGAAGGCGGACACAGTAAGCAGAGCATTGACCTGTTGTTGAGCGCCGCAGCCGACAACATCCATGACTACGTGGAGACAATCGAAGGGAGGTAACAGTGGAGACGCAACGTTTTCTACTGAGAGACAGCAACATCAGAAAGAACTGCATCAGCGCCATCCAGCAACTCCCCGCCAATCCCGAAAAACCTCTGCAGGTAACCATCCAGGAAGACACCAGAAGCCTTGCGCAGAATCGCATGCTTTGGGCCTGCCTGCATGACGTATCAAGTCAGGTGGTCTGGTATGGGAAGAAACTCGACTCAGAAAGCTGGAAGCACATATTCAGCGCCGGCCTGAAAGGGCAGGAGACGGTGCCGGGTATCAATGGCGGCTTTGTGGTGCTGGGCCAGTCAACAAGCAAAATGCGCGTCAGTGAGATGCGAGATTTAATCACCTTAATCCATGCCTTCGGTGCCGAGCAGAACGTCAGGTTTAGCGACGAGTCAGTGCGGGCGGCAGAGTGGGCAGGGAGATTCGGTAAAACAGGAAAAGCAAAATGATAAACGTTGTGAGTTTTTCTGGTGGCAGAACATCTGCATATCTTGTCTGGATGATGGAGAAAAAACGCGTTGCCGGTGAAGAGGTTCATTATCTGTTTATGGATACCGGCGCAGAACATCCAAACACATATCAGTTCATTCGTGATGTCGTAAATAACTGGGGCATAGATCTGACATGCCTGAGAGTGCAGGTTAACCCAGAGCTGGGAAAAGGTAATGGCTATGAGGTCATTACTTTGGATGAAATTGGTCCAAATCTTAAGCCGTGGATAGACACCACTAGAAAATATGGCACACCTTATTTTGGCGGCGCGTTCTGCACGCGCACAATGAAAATCGAAGTTTGCGAGCGCTACTGCAAAGACCATTTTGCAGAATGTGAATCCTGGCTTGGTATGCGAATAGATGAACAAACTCGTATCTGGGGTAGCAAAATATTTCCACTTCTTCGACGCCTTGGCTTTGAGAATATGCAGATGAGAGGGCTTTATATCGAACTGAGAGAAATTGAAGCTCCCGAGATGATCACATTATTAGAGAACCGGTACTTACTGGACACCGCCACCGCGTCTCGCATTGCCGAACGGGTTGTGAAAGTGAAAAAGAGTCGGCAGCGTTTTATGGCAGAAATATCCGATTATGAAAAACAGGATGTCCTTACGTTCTGGAAGAATCAGCCTTTCGACCTGAACCTTGAAGAGCATTTAGGGAATTGTGTTTTTTGCATAAAAAAAGGAGTCAATAAAGTGGCTCTGGCTTTGCGTGATGAACCTGAAATGGCCGAGCAATTCAAGAAAGTAATCCTGTCTGAAGATGTAAGGGTGGTTGGTCGCAGGCAGCAAGAAAACAAAATCATGTATCGAGATAGTCTCTCCTTAGAGGCAATCGAGCAAATGTACGCAAATTATTCCCGAGACGAAATTGCTGCAACGATCAAAGGTAATAAGGCCTATGAAGCGGGTTCATGCTCTGAAAGTTGTGAAGCATTCATCGTTGATAGCGCTCAACTTGATTTATTCCCTATGGAGGCGGCATGAGTAAATTAACCACTGCGATTCTGGACGTTCTTTCTGATGGCAAATGGCACACCTCAAAAGAAATCACTGACTGTGCCTGTGCAATGGCTTCAGCGAAGCGCAATAACGTTGCCGTCGCCCTGCACGACATGACCGATAGCAACAAGATTAAGCGCCAGCAGTTCGGCAGCACTGACCACGACTACCAGTACCGCATGGGAACGGTCAGCGTTGGATTTGGCAGGAGCTACAACATGGCGATGCTGGATAGCTTGCTTTCAACGGTAAGGGGGCACCATGAAATCGTGGTTCACTCATGACCCTGTAGACACCGAAACCGCCGCCGAACTTCTTTCCCGCTACGCCTCCCGCAATATCAAAACTCAGAAGACACTCTCAGCAGACCCACGCCTGTGGCTGGTGAGCGCGCTGTTGCCTGAATTCCGGGAAGAGCCAAAACCGAGCCGGCAGTATAAAAACCCAATGTGGAGCTGAAGATGACAAAGAAAGATCGCTGCTGCCGATGCCACATAGCCCTGACCTCAGAAGACAAGTATCACTACGGGGCTAACTGCGAAACCTGTGACGAGGACTACCAGTATGCAGAGTTCTTCGACTACTACCCAATCCGTTGTGCCTGGCGATACATCCGCTATCAGGTGCGCTGGCTGTCCAGCATGGCTCACCACGGAGGAAGTTTATTGCTGTGCTGCCTGCGTAGAGTCATGGGTAGAAAACGATCCGAACGGACTGATGGGAGTGGACGATGAGGAAAGTCAGGCGAAGATGTAAGAACCCTGATTGCCGCGAATGGTTTCATCCGGGTTTCTCAAATCAAACGTGGTGCTCACCAGAATGCGGAACCGTGATAGCACTGACAAAGAGAGAGAAGGAACGGCATAAGGCGATACAGGAAGCAGAACGACGGCGAAAAGATGAAGCTCAGCAGGAAAAGCGCCACACCAAAATCCGCAAGTTAGCAGTAAAGCCCCTCAGTCACTTCCATAAGCAAACCCAGTCAGCATTCAACGAATATATACGCACTCGCGATGCCGCCGATCCGTGCATCAGCTGCGGACGATTCCACGAAGGAAAATATGACGCCGGGCACTATCGAACCCGCGGCGCTTCACCGGCTACACGCTACGAAGAAACCAACTGCCACAAGCAGTGCGTACCATGCAACCAGCACCTTTCCGGCAACATTGAAAACTACACGCCTAACCTGATTAAGAAGATCGGTCAGGCTGCTTTCGATCGCCTTATGGGTCCGCATGAGCAAAAGAAATGGACGCGGGAAGAGCTGCAGGAGCTGGCTGCGCACTACCGGCAGAAAACCAGAGAGCTGATCAAGCAGAGGAGTGAGGCGCAATGAGGATAGAGCGTGACTACCAGCAAATCGTCAGGCTATCAGGCGTCCGTAGCGCGGCAGACATGCGCCGGTTATTTGGCAATGGCTGGAAGACCATCAACAAATCACAGCAGGCATGGATACGTCATCTGCTGGGCGTATGGGGCGATCACCTTGGCGGGGAAGATTACGACCGCGCAGAGGTAAACGTGATTGGCCGACTGATGATGCGATGCGAATGGAGTGAACAGAAGGGCAGGCAGATAGAGAAAATCGTGTCACAGCTGCATTGTGAAGGGTTGCGAGGTGAAGAGCTATTCCGCAAGGCGCGTGATCTGCTTATCCCTCAGTCATCAACGGCAAACATCATCGCTCTCGCCAAAGAATCAGATGATGCCGCCTTTGTTGAATCAGTCATGGTAAAGACGTTCGGTAAGGATAACCCGCTTCGCAATGTAGCCAGATTACGATACTGCAAACGCAAGAGCGTGCAAAACATCGGCTCATCGCTGATTTATTACTGCAGCATCTCACCTAAGGCGGCCCGAAACAGAATGGAATGGGCCATGGATATACTCGAAGGAGAAATGTTTTACGCAATTAAGCGAGAAATGGAGAAGGAGATTCTTAAAATCGCTGCGTAACTATACCTAATAGCACGAAATGACAAAGACAAAGGGCAAGCAACCTGGCACATTAACGGCATGATCGGGAAGTAAAGCGAACAGATCGCGGCTTTATCGGTCAGTTGCATAAAATGTGGATGCCAAGAAGCCTCGCGACCTCACCAGTCGGCGGGGCTTTTTTATTATCCGCTTAAGGGTATAGAGCATTAAATATCCCTTCCGTGGGATAGGTGCTTCTAACTTCTTCAATAATAAGCCCAACGTTTGATAATTTCGGCAATCATGTACAAATCCTTTATTGGTACAGCTCCTTCTGGCTATCATAGCTACTCTGCAAGAGAATCATGGAATCTAATCAGTAAGCGTTCAGATTAATACCCATGGAAAAAGTATCTTATCTTGAGACCTAAAAATCTTAATGCCGGCCAGATAAATTTCTTCAGCAATACTGTTCCTATGCTGACTACAACTACGGCCCAGACCAGGCACAGCCCATATATTGCCGATGATTTAGCGATAGCTCCGAGCTGTTCAGAGCTGAATTGAGGCATTCGGCATTCATCAAGCACTTGTCTGGTGGCAGCAGTGGCAGCAGACGCAGCAAAGGTGCCGCAAAAGCTCACAAAAAATATATAAATCCCGAGAATGATAAATCCTAATAGCTTTTTCATGAACCCTCAGCGCTATGTGAATTATGCGTATTAAACGGTCATGCATCGAAAAACATTAGCATTTAAACATTCCAACTTTTGAAAGGTTGCCATTTGGCAGCCTTTTTCCGTTTAGCGCCCTCCCGAAATTAAATCTGATAATCCTCATTGCTGTGTGGGGAGGTGCGCTCTTTTCTTCTGACTACAGGCGGCACCAAGCGACTAGCGAGGTGTATATGAGTATCGATATGAGCAAACTGGCTTCAGGCGCGGCATATGGCGCATCTGCCGGGACAATCGCTAATGGTCTGCTGACCAGGCTGAGTCCCGATGAATGGAGTGCTGTAGGCGTCCTGGCCGGTATTCTGGTGGCGCTGTTCACACTCGGCATCAACTGGTACTACAAGCGCAAGGCTACCCTGGCGCAAATCAAAGCCCTTCAGCGCTGGCCCACCGCACCAGACATCAACGAGGATTAACCAATGGCTATGTCACACAGCCTGCGCAATAAGCTTATTGCTGTCGCGGGTGGCGGTGCTATGGCTATCGCTACGGTGTTCCTCGGCGGAAAGGATGGGGTAGAGGGCAGGGTGTACGAGCCTTACAAAGATGTAGCAGGTGTATGGACTGTCTGCGACGGTCACACCGGCACCGACATCATCAAGGGCAAAAAGTACACCGACCGCGAATGCGATCGGCTGATGTGGAACGATCTGCAGCCGGTTAAGAAGGCAGTCGACGGAATGGTCAAAATCCCACTGGGTGAATATCAGCGGGCCGCACTGTACAGCTTCACCTATAACGTTGGCACAAACGCGTTCTCAAAATCGACACTGCTTAAGCGTCTGAATTCCGGTGATGTCGATGGTGCATGTGAAGAGCTACGCCGCTGGATTTATGCTGGTGGTCAAAAGTGGCGCGGACTGATGAACCGGCGAGATATGGAGCGAACCATGTGCCTGGCGGAGAATGCCAATGACCTCAAAGGCTAAAGTGCTTACTGCACTCATCCTGCTGGTCCTGATGCTGTTAGCCACCTCAGTAGCGTTCGCACTCTACTACCGTGGGAATGCCATTGACTACAAGGCGCAGCGTGACACCGCAAGCAGCAGCCTTAAGCTGGCTAATGACACCATCACTGACATGCAGACACGCCAGCGAGATGTAGCCGCACTCGATGAGAAATACACGAAGGAGCTAGCTGATGCT